ATGTTATCCCCCTATTACTGGTCAGCAAAAGCAGGTACGTCTTCAGAGACTACATTACCCCAAATATAGTAATTAGTACTATCTTTAGCTACTATATTTATTTCCATGCTACCAAAGTCAGTTAATGTTAACTTTGAGTTAGAACTACCGTTTGCATAAACACCAACATTATCTGCGTTGGTATCTAAATGCTGTACGTTTCCTAAGAAAAAGTTAGCATTACCAGGGGTAACAATAATAAGATTTTGTGCTTCTTCTGCTGCTCCTGCATAGATAAATTTAAACGTAGCTCCTGCGACTGGGGCAGGTAAGGTTATCGTTCTATCTGCTGCTAAAGCAGGAACGGCAAGAACTCTTCCACTATGCGTTGCATTATCAAGTGTTTTATCCTCGTCACCTAATGCAACTGGTGCGTCACCCATAGTAATAACTTCTGTGATTGTACCAGTGGTTGTGTTTTTACTTAATGCTTTAAGTGTGCTTGTAGACCTAATTGGCCCTGAAAATGTTGAATTGCCCATATTAATCTCCTTGTCGTGGCAAATGTCAGCTTACGCTGTCAAGGTGAAATTGTAAGGGGGCGATTTCTCGCCCCCAAGTTTGCTAGTTTACGCAGCTCCTGTTGAACCGTAAATTCCAAGTGGATCAGATACACCGAAAGAATATCTCTCTCTCGCCTTGTATCTTACGTTTCCAGTATTGAAATCACCGTCCATGCCAGTAGCCATAGGAGTTCTAACGAAATGCTTCATTCCGTTTGGAACATCTGTGATGATGAAGAAAGCATCACTATCTGTTAGATAATGGTTAACAGCAAAGCCTTCTGGGATAGATCCATTGGACTTGATAGCGTTAATGTCATTATCAGCAGTTCCTGTTCTGAAATCTGTTTGTAGCAATCTTGTTGCTGTAAACATCAATGCAGGTGGAACAATAAGCTTTCTTGGTCTTGCTGCAATCAATAGACCCCTTTCATCTACGAAGGCTGCGATATCAATCACAGCTTGCTCTAAAGATGTTTCGTTAAGGTCTGCTGCTGTTGATGGTTGGTTTCTGTTATTACCACCTGCCACAGTTCCGTGAGAGGCACTAAATAGAAAAGCTCCATCGCCAGAAGTGAATGTATCAAAACCAGTGTTTAGAAGTGACGCTGCTTTTGTTTGCTTTGTGTAAGCCATAGCTCTAGCAAGTGCTTTTGTATAACGTGCTGATAGGCTGTCATACAAATTGTCTTCCATAGCTTCCTCTGTGATAGAGAAACCCATAGCCACTGTCTCGTGATTAAAACGAGCAGTGAATGACTCTTGTGCTACATCGTAAGAGATGGCTGCACCTTCTTGCTTTACTGGGGCTGCACCAAACCCTGATAGCTTCACCTCTTCCTCAAAACTTCTGTCTGAGTTTTCAGTTTCATAGATATCAGCGTGTTCGTTTTCATAGCCTTCATACTCCAATCCAAACAGTGCGTTTAAACCTGGGAGTAACTCTTTTAAGAGATTTGCTCTACTCATTACAGCCATGATTAGCCTCCTCCTGGTGCTGCGCCTGAAACGACACCTACACCTAATTGATGCCCTGTGTTAAACTTACAAAGCATTATTGGGAATGATGTTCCTCTTTCGTCACCATCGTGACCTCCAAGAAAATCAACAATCCTTACAGGTAGTGAAGCTGTTGTAGCTGTTGTGCTAATATCAATACTAACACGAGAGATACCAAACGTGGCACTTGATGCTGTTTGCTCTAACTCTACGTTAGCACCAAGATCATCATCAGTGACTGCTCCGTCTGCTTGTACAGCAAAAAGAATGTTTGGATCATCAGCAACATACGCCATACCACTGGTATGGGCTGCACCTGACCATTGAGATGAAAATGTAAGCTGACTTGTGCTTACATCAATATAACGACATCCTAGAAAAATACCGATAGGTGTTGCTGCACTTGTACCTGTATCTTTCGCTATCGTTGTGGTTCCACCGTCATCATTTAGCTTAACGACATCACCGTAACAAATCCTTGTGGATTGAGAAGATAGGATAGGATATTGACGAAAACCACCAGTGTATTCGCCACCTAATGTTCCTACTGGTCTTAACCCAAAAGGAGCAGATATGCTAGACATATGTCTACCTCCATTAAGTTGTTCGAGTGCTTCGCTCTGGTTTCAGAACTGGCATTCGAGGATCATTATTACGCAAGAAAGAGTTGTCCACAGATTCCATTTGCCTGTTAGCCATTTCCTTGTGGGCTTCCTTACGAGCTTCTACTTTTTCGGTTGATATGCTACAGAGTAGCTGACCACCAATTTCAATATTGTCTTTCCATCGTGAATCGATGTCAGACATAACGTGTAACTCAGGATGGTCTTTGGCTAAGACAGGTGTCCAACCTTCACGAAACCTTGCAGATACATTAGGGTTATCTGATTGACCCATGATCGCTGTTCGTATCCAACGAAACTTAACCCCAGGTCTGGGATTAGGTGTTGGTAACAACGTAGGTCTTTCCCATGATTTCTTGCGAAATTCCATTTCTCTTGTTTCGTTATCTCTTGGTTCTCTATCAGCCATTTCCTTGATCCTTCATTAGTTGCGCTGCATATTGCTCTTTTGTGAGTCCCAAGCGTCTAGCGAGGTTCACTTGGGTTGAGGTCAGTCGCACTGTGCGTGGTTTTTTTGCACTCCGTTTGGTGGGGGCAACCACGTTGCCAGTCTGACTCTGTTGCGTTTCCTCATCTTCAATAACATCGTCAAACTTGTCTGGAAAAACTTTTCGCATTTCCCTATCTATCTCTTTATAATACTCTTCGCTGTCTCCGACAACACCTTTTTTTACCAACTCCTCATGAACACCGAAAGCATACGAGGTCATCCGACTGTCTTTATTGAACCATGTGTTCTCATTTGCCCAGTCCAAGGCTCTCTGACTTACCTGTGGTTTCTGGGGTTGCTGAGGTATTGGTGTATCTTGTTTTCTAGGCTGTTGTGGCTTTGGTGGCACATAGCTATCAACACGTTGTTTTTCACTTTGTATCCTTGCCAATTCAGAGGATGCCTCAACTAACTTATCTGGATCACCTGATTCGTAAGCCTCTTTGTAATCCTTTTTAGCCTTTTCTAACTCTGCATCTACTCTACCTTTAGCCTGATTTATTAAGACACTTTCACCATCAGATAGACTTTTACGCAGTTCTTCGTTTTCTTTCTGAAGTTTTTTGGCGTAGTTTAGTGCCTCTTCCTGTAGACGAGAGGCTTCTTCTTTGGCTCTACGCTCTTCGTGATAGTCGTATTTTAAAGCCTTTATACGCTTTTGCACCTTCTCACTATAGTTTTTGGCTTCATCGTCATCATCCTCAACCTTAGTAGTTGCACTCTCGTTTCTCTTTGCAACTCTGTCTTCTTCAGGTCTGTCGTCAACAATTTCTACCTCAAACGGTGCGTCATTGGCTTTTGGTGACTGCACTGGCTTCTCTTCCCCAAAGTCTAAATCCTGTTGGGTTTCTTGCTCTTCCATTTTTTCTGCTACTTCGTTCATATCCTTTTATATCCTCTTGGGTCATCAACAACAGCTTCCACTGTGTCATCGTTAATTAATCTAAATTCTTGTGAGTGTATTTTAAATCGAGTGCCTGAATAAGATCGAAAGATCACAAAGTCACCCTCTTTGCAGTAAGCACCGTTTGGAAACTTATCTTTATCCTTATAAGCGTCAGAACCCATGCTTACAACAAAACCTATAATTGATGCTATACCTTCAGCATCTCTCAATGCATCTGGCATATACACACCACCTTCGGTTTTCTCATCTACTTCTACTGGGGATATTAAGAGTTTGTAGCCCTTTGGTTGGGGCATTTTGGAAGCAACTTTTTCGTCACTTTCCTTTTTTACAGCTTGATACATTTTTACCTCATGCAGTGATTTAGGCTCACAGTTGCCTTGCGTTTAAGTACGTTGAGATTATTTAATCCTCAATGGCTTTCTTTTGCAAGTCTAAAATTTCTTGCTCTATTTTAAGCAATCCTCTGTATTCACCGACCATTGAAGTGTATTCATCGAAGGTTTTTGCCCCTCCCATGCACAAATGTTCCTGTATTTGGGTCTTTTGATCACTGATTCGTTTTAAAATCAGCCCATAATCGTCATTCATCAGAGGCTAAATCCCTTGCAAGGTTTAATCCTATGTCTACACCGTCTTTTATAGCCTTTTTCTGTGATTTATCGGCCTCTGTAGCTACCTGAATACCTAATTTAGCCCCTTGTATCTTCTCATTTGACTTAGTTTTCTGTACATCAGACTGCAATTTAGCAATATCAAGCTGTTTTTTGTGTTCAAACTCAGCTTCTTTCAAGGCTAACTCTCTTTGCTGTATAATTGTCAGTGGGTCTTGCTGTTTTTTCATTGCTTCGGCCTGAGCCATCTCTGCCTGACCCTTTTTCAGCACTTTAGCTGCAGCTTCTGCCGTTAGTTTTGACAATTCTTCCTCTACATCCTCTGGTAAAGGCTTGTCTTCGTCTGGCATTTCCACACCTAACTGCTTTTCTATCTCTTTTCTATACTGGAACGCAACGTGTTCGGTAATGTGAGCTGCCAAGGCATTCTGTATAGCAGACGCAAATGGCGATTGACCAATGATTTGCTGTATTTTTGGATCTTGAGCAGCAGCAGTATGTACAGCAATGTGGGCTTCATGGTCTTGGTACTTGAACGCCTTGACAGGTTCTTGCTTCATGATCGCCATGTTTTCTGTTACTGGATCATTCGGCTTTATATCGTCAGGTAGTTTGATAATATCGGCTGCATCTTTTATTCCTAGCACTTCTAGCATCTGTCGATGTAGCTTTCCCATATCGTATAGTTGTGGTGCTTGTTGGGCTAACTGTAGGGCTGCCTGATA